TAGCATTTCTGATTTTTGTTCTTTCTTCTCTATAGAGGATATAATTTTTAGCAACATCTTTTCTTTTAGTTGACATTAAACCTTTTTCAACTAAATCTTGAATTTCTTCAATTCCAGGTGTTTCATCTACATCTAAATAATATCCTTCAATATAATCTGCAATATTTTCTGCTTTTGCTTTAGCATATTCAGTAATTTCGCTATCTACGCTTTTAAAAGCGGCAAGGATAGCTTTTTCAATTTTAGATGGGTCAAAATTTACAATACGACCATCTCTTTTTTGAACTTTCATAATTTTCCTCCTTAATTAGTTATATATTTCTAAGGATTTAACCTTATATATTATATGAAAATTAAAAGTATTAAATTTAACAAAATGGACACGCGGAAGCGCGTATGTACCTGGGTCAACCGGGTTTCCGCTTGTCTCCTTATTCGTCTGTTGTTAATTTATTTAAAATAAAATCTTCATTAATTAATTCTTTTTCTAAATAGTTTATTCTAATTAATTTAATATTATTATCTTGACAATATTTAGTTTTTATATCATCTCTAAATTTAGTGTTATTAAGAGCATATTCACCACCAAAATAATCTATTGGTTTACTATGTTGTTCTCCATCATACTCAATACAATAATTATATCTAGGTATATAAAAATCAAATTTTAATTTAAAATTAGTATTTGGGTTTCTACAATTTTCAAATGTTTTTTGTCTTATATATTCTATTTTTAATTTATCTAAAATATTAGCAATATAATCTTCCATTAGTGATATATTATTACATAATCCACAACTTTTAGTATTTCCAGAAACCAAACTTCTTGAATTCACATAACATTCATTTCCACAGTTACATTTACATTTTCAAATAAAATATCCAGCATTATCTTTATTTTTAGTATTCTCTAATGCAATTAAATTACCAAATCGTTGATTTATTAAATTATTAGCTTTTAAATCTGCTCGATAACATCCACAAGATAACGTACCACCATTTAATAAAGTTGTTACTCTAATGTCTTTTTCATTTCCACAATCACATTTACAATGTCAAAAAACAATTCCACTTGAAGTCCTCTTATCTGTTGGATATAAAGCTACTAATCTACCAAATCTTTGATTTGTAATATCTTTACTATTACCTTTTCTACATCCACAAGTTTTTTTATCTCCACTTGTAACTGCATTAATCCTTGCTTCAAAATGATTTTTACAAAATGGACATTCAAATTCAGCCATTCATTGTCCCGCATTATTTTTCTTTGTCCTTTTAATCATTAAAATTTTATTTGGACCAATAAAATCTCCTTCGTTATATTTAAACATATTAATCACCTTCTATAAATATATAAATAATGATTATATGTCTTTTATTAGGATTGCCCTAGACATTCTCATCTATCCCTTGTCGAGAATGCCTAAGTTTAATATCTCCATTATCAAAAACTTGTTCAATTAAATATAATTGATGAAAACCATTATTTTTATATGTTTTTCCTACAAAAGTATCATCTCTGCGGAAACCCGCAACCAATAATTTAACGCCTCTTGTGAACCAACCTTTTTCAACTACGTGCTTAACACCATCTTCACCAAGTTCACTAATTTGTCTATTAAACATTGCATAATATTCTTTTGTAAACTTAACATTAACAACGCCTGTTGGGGTTAATAATGTTATAGATGAACGATTATCATTTTTCCCAATTACAGTTCCAACAATTTTATATATTTTATAAATAGGAATATCCCTACCATTTCTTTTAAAGAAGTAATCAATAACAGGATTAGATGCTAATTCATTAAAATCTACAATACCATATTTATCATTATTGACATTTATTAATTCATGCTCATGATAATAGAAACATAATGCTTCCATTTCATATGAACTTATATTTCCTGTCGCATATTTATCCCAGCACTCTTTAAATAACATATTATTAAATCTATTAAGAATTTCCGCCTGATTATCTTTAACCCAATCTCTAGCTTTATCCATAACATTTTGATAAATTTTTTCCCAATTAGTTTGTAAAATACAAGTTAATCCATTAATTACTTCTAACTGGTCTAAATCAAAATGCTTATTATAAAATTCTTCACAAACATTATCAAACACATAATATTTACCAACTTTTTTATTTGCTTTTAAATATTTTGTAAATAAATAAGTTTGCTTTTGTAAATCTAATTCTGCGGGTATCAAATCATGTTGAATTAATCCATTAAAATTTTGTAAAGTTATTCTTTTCTTTGCTTCACATACCTTAGATATATAATATATCATTGTTACGTTACGTGCGGTAGTGTGAAGTTCTTCAGCCCAAGTTTTTTCTAATTTATCAAAAGCTCCAGCTTTTATTAAACTAAACATTGCACTTTTATTTAATGGACATTTTGACATAAAATCAGCTATTCCCGCATATGGTCTATGACTTATTATTTGTTCTATTGTTGGACCATTTATATTACTTAGTGCCTTCATACCAAATAATATTTCATTATTTTCAACATCTGGCTTAAAACTATAACTTGACTTATTAATATCAACTAAACTAACTTGAATACCTCTTGATGTTATATCTCCAATAGCTTTTGCAATTTTACCATAATCAGTTGCTTTTTCTTTCTTTTCTACAACATATCCATCATCATCTTCTTCAAAGTCACTTTCTTCTTCAAGTCCACCGCTATTAACAATTAAACATGCTGTGTTCCAATATATTGGATTCCAATTAGTTGCTATAAACATAGTTTGAAAACCTATAAATGAATATGCAAGAGCATGAATAACACTAAATGAATAACCCATTTGAGGTCCAATTCCACATGCCCATACATAATGTCCTAAACAAGATGACTTTGCTTGTGTTAAAACTTTATCTTTTAATTCAGGAATTTTGCTCATTTGTTTTTTACCAACTATCTTACGTGCGGCATTAGCTTCTGCTAAAGTAAATCCACATATGTTTTCATCCATTAACATTCTCATTAACTGCTCTTGACTAGGTGGTACTCCATATGAACTTTCAAAATATGGTTCTAATGTTTTTTGTTCTGCTTGAGTTAATCCGTATTCTCTCATTTCTTTATACCATAATGATATATCATTTTTAAACTTAATATATTTTTCCATTGGAGATTCTTGTCCTTTTTCCGCAGTCATAAGTCTCATTAAACCATTTGCATCTGCCATTTCTAGCATTGATTTAGGTTTAATTTTCTTTGCTGCTTGAGAACCTACTTCACTATCAAATTGGAAGATATTTAATACATTATTTTCTTGAAGTGCTTTCCATATCTCTTGATTATCAATAGGCAATACATTTGGGTGAAAATATTTATCATAAACTTCTCTTAATGTCAAAGAACTATCTATTTCATTATACTCTTGTAATAATCTAATTGCTTCACATAATTTATCTTGAACTTCTGTTACTAAAAAGTCATATTTAGTCATACCGCAAGCTTCGCACATATGTAAATCATAAGCTGTTATAACTTCACCTTTTGGAGTTCTCATAAATGTTCCAAATTCATATGGGTCTTCATCAAATAATATTACTCCTGATGCATGACTACTACGCTTATTAACTAAACCTTCAATACCTTCCATTATTTCTAACAATCCTGGATATGTATTTACTTCATTAATAAACATTTTAATTGGCTTTCTACCTTTATCTTCATTACCATTTATAACATCATCTAATGACCATAAAAAACCACGTTCACTTGGAATTAATGAACTTAAATATTGTGCTGTATCAACATCAATACCGTCAGGATACTCTGCACTACGATAACCGCGGCAAGCTGTTAAAATTGTTGAACGAGTTCCTTCAGTTCCGAAAGTTGCTATTAAAGTACAACCTAAATTCTTTTTACTTAATTCATCTATGTCTTTATTAAAGTTTTGACCTCTTTCTTTTTTAATTTCATTTAAAATTCTTGGTCTTTTACTTGGACATAAATCTAAATCTATGTCTCCTAATTCAACACGTTCTTTATTTAAGTATCTCCAGAATGGTAAATTCCATTTAATTGGATCAAGTTGAGTTATTCCTAAAAGATAATGATTTAATCCTGAACAACTTGAACCACGACCTGCGCCTACCATACTTCCGCATTCCCAGAATAAATTAACATAATGTTCCAAGGTTACAGGATAACTAAACATATTAGTTCCTAATTTTTCACTTATTGTTTTCTTTATATCTGCTTCTTCTTCAAGTCTATCTAAATAAGTTTCATTATATAAATCTAATTTTTGTAATCTTTTTAAACATTTATTTACCCAATATCTTTCAACTTTATCATCTGAGTTAAGCATTTCCGCTAATATTGGATAACCTAATTGATGCCAATCATTTATTTTTGGATAATCTTCTACTTCTACTTTTGGAATAGTTTGATTGTGTGCTAAACTAAATTTTTCTATCTTATTATAAATATTATAACTATTTACAAACATTTCATTTATAAATTCATCACTAAACTCTGATGCATATAAATTTTCTTTTATTTCTTCATTATCTTGAAGATATGCAAATTCATAAAACTCATCTACTTCACGTTCACCAAATTTACTATTAAGATATGCCTTATGAACATATCTATCTTCTTTTTTAAGATAGTGTGCATCTGAACCTATAACCATTTTTAAATCAAATGCTTTTGCAATAGCAGGAAATCTTTTATTTACTAACACTTGATCGCGGCTAGTTCCTGGCGCACATTCTATATAAAAATTATCTTCTCCAAAGACTTCTTTACACCATAACAAAAAATTTACTATATTATTATGTGCGATTGCCGCACCCTTTGTATCTCCTGTCTTTTCTGCGTTAATTAATGCTAAAGTGTTAACACTTAATTCTCCACCTAAACAAGCGGTTGTTCCTATTAAACTATTTGGATATTTTGACAATATTTCTTCTAAATCACTTTTTAAGGTTGGAACTCTTTCAAGACCTCTATCCCAATAACTATTCATCCAAGCTCTTGAAGATAACTCTCTTAAAGCTCTATGACCTTCTTTATTTTTTGCAATTAAAATAAAGTGATAATATCTTTGTCCCATATCACGAGTATCTGTTAAATATATTTCATTTCCTAAAGCAATTTTAAAATCAGGATTTTTTTCTTCTATTTCCTTTTGATAAAAATTAATCTCAGGATGTGAACATAATGCTTCATGATCTGTGATTGCAATACCAGCTAATCCTAATTCTATTGCTCGATTAATTAAATCTTTAGGACGATTAATGGAGTCAAGTAATCTTAAATTACTATAATGCGTATGACTATGTACTTCAAATCTCTTGTTCATAAATATTTCCACCTTTCCTTATATATTAAATAGATAAAAGTTCTTTCTCTTCATCCTCTTTTTTTGCATGCTTTGGAACATAAACTTCTTCTTCTCTTTTTTCATTATTTTTTTTAGCTTGGTTCACCATTTGTTGTTGCATTAACACTGTTTGGCCTTGATGTAAAACCATACTATTAAGCGCGTTAATAACTGCAAAATTCATTATTTCCACCTCTTTTATAATATATTTTTTATTTTCTATATATATTATATCATTTTTTTAGTTAAAAATCAAATGGTTCATCCTTGATTGAAGCTAGGCTATTAATCGGATAGTCTAACTCTTTACATTCTACCCCATGTGTATTAAAAAAATCTTGTAGCGGTTTACGTTCACTACATGGGTTAGTTGGAGTTTCATATACTATAAGGACTATTATAATTTCTTCATTTATTTTATTAGCAATAGCATAACGATTAGCTAAATCTTTCATATCCGCCATCATTTTATCAAAATCTATTTTTTCTAAGTTTTCACGATACTGACGCAAAAAAGAACAAGTATTATAATTTTTATCTTCACATGGACATATCTCTGGACCGTGGTTAGACTGTCTACCTTGTTCAATGATAGGCTCTATGCGCAATCCATTTAATATATCTCTTTTATCTTTAAATAGATAGAAATAGTCCCCGGTAAATGCATGAAACCATTTTGGCTACGGATCTCAGATAGCTGTTGATACCGGAATCATATTTTTCTTAAAATTTCTAATTTGGTAAAAATAGCTAGTTCTGATTTTCATTGCACCACTCCTTTCTTATTGAAGAATTTCTCAATGAAATCCTCCTGCAGTTTGTCTTTTTCCACTACAAACTAAGCTGATGTTAGTATAATGAATACCTGTCAGTCTTTCTGCTTCTCTCATAGATGAATAGATAATGCCTGTTTCTATACATTTAACAGCTCTACTTCTCGCTTTTCCACCTTTTCCTGTTCTATCTAAATTTTTTAAACAAATATTTCTTACATTAGGGTCTAATCATTCTTCTTTTCTTTTTTTACTTATTTTTTTTCTATATTCTTCCTTTTGCCATTTTTCTTTTGATGCTTTAGACCATATTTGTCATAATTCTTCTGAACCTTCATAATGATTCTGGGAACCAACTCTTAAAGTGTATCCTTCTGGAGCTAAAGCATGATAATATCCTGCTCAAAAAGATTCTCGTTCATCAACTTTGTCTTCAGATATGTTTTCTTCTAATATAATATGTTCAAAATTGTCTCATCCATATTTTTCAATAGCTCTATAAAAATATGTTTGTTGTTTATATCCATTTCCATTTGTTCCTCAACGAGTTTCAGGCTTTTGGCAAGTTTGACCAACATAACATTTTCCATTTATTTTATTTTTATGTAAATAAATAATATACATTTTTTCCATTTATTTTCCTCCTTTAATTGATATCACTTTGGTATCAATTATATATAAAGAAAAAATTAAATTATTTATTTAATTTTGTCCATATTGCGTGTAAAATTGCGAATTTGATAAAAATATGATGTTCTTATTTTCATTCTTTCACCTCTTTTAGATTGACCGGGCTACGCCACTCACGATGCGGCTGCCGCAAGTCTATGCCGCTCTACTCTGAGTTTGATTCTCCATTGAGCGGTTCCCGCGGAATACATTAGTAGATTTGTAAAAGTTTTTTGTAGCATTACTTAATATTTGTTCATCTAATTGTTCTTGTGTTTTATCTTTTCCTTTTACTTTCCATCTAAAAGCAAATTTAGTTGGTCTAGTTCCAGGACAACAATCTATAATTTTCCATACTCCTAATTTACTTTTATTTTTTGGTATTTCCATATACCATACTGCGTATCTATCAAACATTAGTCTATCAAATTTATATTTTTTATTCATTAAAATCTCTCCTTTAATCTTTCTTTATAATAACTAGTTTTTTAGCAGCTCTAGTCGCAGCTGTATATAACCACTGTTTATGTTCTTCTTTCTCAAAAGGGAAGCCTTCTTCTATAACAAGCACATTATCCCATTCTGAACCTTGTGATTTATGACAAGTAATGGCATAACCATAAGTAAACTGATCTGGAATTTTATCTTGAAATCTCCAATTTCTACCCATCTTATAACTTGTTTTCCAATCTAAACCTGGGATTCCAGTAGTAATTAATTGTTTGTCCATATTTAATATACCATAGTCTTCTTCTGTATCCGATATAAAATTAGCAGTTAGTATATCTAATTTTTTTGGTTGTCCATCACTAGTTATTTGTCTAGATAAATTAATATATGTGCTAAAACTATCTTTTATATATCCAATAGTTCCATTAACAAGAGGATTATCATTAATTGAATATATATCCCAATTATTTTTTAAACAAATAACTTTATCTCCATCTTGCGGATCTCCGCATCGTCCAAGTAAATCTCTAATTTGATTATTAAGAGATATTCTAGTCTCATTTTTTGCACATATTATTTGGTCTGCCCATAATAGCATACCTGTTGTTAATTCATCTCTATTTAATATCTGGACTTCTTTTCCTTGATAATGAGTTAAGGGCTTTCCCATTCTTATATCCATAGTTAAATTAATAATTTCACTTTCTGCCTTTTGACGCATAATCTCATCTAAGAAAACATGAGGATGGTCTAATAAATGATTATCTTCATTTTTATTAATTGGCGGCAATTGACCTGGATCTCCTAAACATATAATATGAACATTATATTTTATTAATCTTTGTAATAAGTCTTTTGGTACCATACTACATTCATCTACTATTACAATTTTATATGGTATGAATTCTACAGGTTTACGAAAGAAAGTGCCATCTGGCTTAGGAATACTTTCAAATAATAATTTATGTAATGTGCTTACATTTTTATTACCTTTTTTTTGTAAAACTTGCGTTGCTTTACCTGTAAAAGATGTATATATAACATCTTCATCTGGATTGATATTAGGTAAAGCGGCGACTATAAATTTAACTAGTGTCGACTTACCTGTTCCTGCATATCCAGATATAACTGTGTAACGTTCTTTTCGTTTATATCTATCTACCGCTATATCTAAACCTTGCTTTTGTTTGTCATTAAGTTCCATTTATAGTCTCCTTTCTAATATAGTAATTAGACTATCTAATCTCCTTATAATTTTTTGCTCATCGTCATCTACTCTTTTTAAATAGTTAATGATATCATCATTTTCTTTATGTAATTTATCTACTTCGTTTGCAACTGCTTGAATTACTTTATTATTTTTTAAAGCAGCAATATCATCATCATTCATATTTTTCATTTGAGCAAAGAAACTAATTAAAGATAAAAAATCTAATATATCAAAATTCCTGTTTATATTATTATTATTCAATATTATCATCTCTTTTCATATATTTATATTATATCA